GCTCAACAGCAGCATGCTCAGCAGCAGCATGCTCAACAGCAGCAGCAACAGGTCCCCGTTCGAGCAGACCCCAAAGCGCTGACATGGGCTCAGCAAAACGGTTGGTTCGGGGAAGACGACGCGATGACGTTCGCGGCGTTTGGCATACACAAGACTCTGGTCGAAGAAGAAGGCTTTGACACGGAAAGTCCCGAGTACTACGATGAGATCGATAAGAGAATTAAGGTTGCGTTCCCACACAAGTTTAATGGGTCGCAATCTTCCACAGAAGTTCAACGGCCCCAACAGGCGGTTGCTTCTGCTACCCGCTCCGGATCATCCGGGCGCAAAACAGTGAGACTATCTCCAAGCGAGGTTGCAATAGCAAAGAAACTTGGAGTTCCTCTGGATCAGTACGCGAAGTACAAACGCTAGGAGAAGATAAATGGCTGAAGAGACAATTGATCGAACTCCTCGCGCCTCCGGGACACGGGCAAACAAAGCCGCCCGTAAACCTTGGAGCCCCCCGTCCCTTTTGGACGCACCTCCCGCACCGGAAGGTTTCACCCACAGGTGGATCCGCTCTGAAGTCCGGGGCTTTGACGACCGGAAAACATCTCTGCCCGAATGCGTGAGGGCTGGGAGTTGGTTCGGAAGGAAGAGTATCCAGATTTTGAGGCTCCTACCATTGAAGGTGGACGGCACGAAGGTGTCTTTGGCGTTGGAGGATTGTTGCTGGCTCGTATACCAATAGAAATCGTTGAGGAGCGCAAAGCATACTTCGATAAGATGAATGCCGATGCTATGCAAGCGGTCGATAACGATCTTTTTAAAGAGAGCCAGCATCATTCGATGGCGATTCAGAAACCTGAGCGCCAGTCGCGTGTTACATTCGGAGGTCCTAAAACATAGGACTTATTGTTTTAACCCCTTTGCTTTAAGGAGCAAAAAATGGCAAATACCAATGGAAGCTTTGGTTTGCGCCCCCTGAGTAAACAAGGTGGTGCGGCTAACTCCACGGGTATGTCCAACTACTCGATGTACGAAATCGCGAACGGCAATACTAGCAAGTTTTATCATGGCGAGCCCGTGATACCTCTTTCTACCGGCTATATCGACGTCCCCGGCGCAGCAGCCGGTGGAACAGTTGGTTTGTTGGGTGTCTTTCAGGGTTGCGAGTATGTTTCGAGTACCACTGGAAAACCTACGTGGAGTAATTACTGGCCCGGTTCTGGTGCAAACAGCAACCATCCAGTAAAGGCGTATGTAAATGATGATCCGATGCAGTTGTACGTAATTGCAACGGACGCATCTTGGACCAGCAAGGCCACGGCGCGTGCCGGAGTTTTTGCTAACGCCAACTTCTCAACCGCTATCACAGGAACAGACTCCACTGGTCTTTCCCTTGGTCGGTTGGCAATAAGTACAATTGCAACTACCGCTGCCCTCCAGATGAGAGTCATGGGTTGGGTAGAGGATGCGTTGAACGAGGACTTCTCGGCGGCGGGTATTGGTGCGATTGTCCGGTTGAACAACCACTTCAATAGTAATAACGGTGCTATTGCTGCTGGTACGCCTTCAACTACTGGCGTATAGGAGGGTTTAGGAATGGCTATTAGTAGAGCACAACTCGTTAAAGAGTTGGAACCCGGCCTGAACGCATTGTTCGGAATGGAGTATGACCAGTACGACCGTGAGCATGAGCAGATCTTTTCGATGGAAAGTTCGGATCGTGCATTCGAGGAGGAGGTGATGCTGTCCGGTTTTGGATCGGCTCCCACTAAATCCGAAGGAACTGCGGTGTCTTTCGATGACGCGCAGGAAGCGTACACGGCTCGTTACACGATGGAGACAATTGCGTTAGCGTTCTCCATTACGGAAGAAGCCATAGAAGACAACCTTTATGATCGACTTGCGGGTCGATATACAAAGGCTCTTGCTCGTAGTATGAGCCAGACAAAGCAGGTTAAGGCCGCTTCGGTTCTTAACAATGCTTTCTCCAGCACGTATACGGGCGGTGATGATAAGGAGCTTTGTGCTACGGATCATCCCCTTGTAAACGGCAGCACTTTCCGTAACGAACTTTCGACGGCAGCGGATCTCAATGAGACCAGCCTAGAGCAGGCCCTTATTGACATTGCAGCTTTCGTTGACGAGCGTGGCCTCAAGGTGGCGGTCAAGGGACTGAAAATGATTATTCCAAAGGAACTTCAGTTCACGGCTGATCGTTTACTTGAATCTACCCTGAGACCCGGCAGTGCAGACAACGATATCAACGCTGTCAGGAACATGGGAATGCTTCCTCAAGGTAAGGATGTCAACCACTTCCTTACGGATACGGATGCGTGGTTCATTATGACGGATGCCCCGAACGGCCTGAAAGGGTTTAACCGAACGGCTGTACGGACTTCCATGGAAGGCGACTTCGACACTGGTAACGTGCGGTATAAGGCTCGCGAACGTTATGCGTTTGGCTGGTCTGACCCTCGCGGAATCTTCGGGTCTCCGGGCGCGTAAGAAAAGGGGGAGGGGAAACTCTCCCCCCACTTTCTGGGAATCATAGCCCTAGCGACTGTCCCAGCAGACGCTTACGAAGACTCTAGGGCATCTCTCTCGTAAGGAGAAAAAAGATGGCTAGTTCAACCTTCAACGGTCCCGTCCGTTCAGAAAACGGCTTCAAAGTTATAAATGTCGCCGCGTCAACGGGGGCGGTCACGGAAACTTCTTCCGTTGCTTCCACGGGTATTTTCACTAACAAATACATCAAGCATGTCGGCTACGCCACGGGCGTTACGGTTAATACCACTGCTGGCGATAGTCCTGCGATTGGTGAATTTACGCAACCCGCCAATACAATTATGACCAACATCAAGATATTTTGTGCCACAGCTCCGGTTATTGGGACTGGTGATATTGGTTACGAGGTAGGTACTAGTAGTTCAGGCGCACAGATTGTAGCGGCTGTTACTGACCAGATTCTCGATGGTGGTACTACGGTTGTTGTCGGTAATGTCACGTTGCCTTCGCTGGTTGCTCAGACTGAAAGCGGCACCACTGCTCCGGCATCCGTCCAATACACCTCCGCAGCAAGAACTATCTACTGCAACATCACCAACACGGTAGATGCCACCACGGCAGGCTCCTTCACATTCATTATTGAGTATGTGCAGATTGCATAGATTAGAGAGGGGAAAAGTCTCCCCTCTCTTTCTGAAAGGAGACTGTGATGGCTGATGCTGTAACTGCTACGACCGTGCAAGATGGGCCTAGAAAAGCTGTTATCTACTGCACGAACACCAGCGACGGGTCTGGCGAAGCGGCTGTTACTAAAGTAGATGTGTCTGGCCTTTCGTCGTTGCAGGACGGAACAGCCTGCACGGGTGTTCGTATCGAGAAGATTACGTTCAGCAATGTTGGCATGGGTGTCAAAGTCCTTTGGGACGCCTCCACTGATGTTATCGCAGCAGAACTCCCAGCGGATTACTCCGATACCCTAGACTATTCCGACATAAGTGGTCTTCCTAATGTTGCGGCCTCTGGCGGCAATACGGGAGACATCCAGCTTACAACGGTAGGGCACAGTAGCGGAGATACTTACTCAATAGTCCTTTACTGCTTGAAAGAGTACTAATAGGAGCTTGAGGGATGTCTGAAGATCTAGGACGAAAAAACGAGTTGGAAATCCTGGAGATTCGCGGAGATATAAAGCTATTGGACCAGAAGCTGGATACTATAAAAAACAACGACTTATCCCACATACAGAAGTCGCTGGAGGGCGTTCAGAAGTTTATGTGGGCTGTAGGGTTGATGGTCCTTGGTCACTTAGGAGTTGCCGTGAAGAGTGCTCTTTGGGGCTAACATGAAAGGTTTTTCATATCATGGCTGTTTCCGGGTCTAAGGACTTTGAACCTAATGTAGCAGACTACGTAGAAGAGGCTTTTGAACGTTGTGGCCTCGAATTTCGTACTGGTTACGACGGAGAAACGGCTCGCCGATCTATGAACTTTTTGTTCGCAGATTGGGCTAATCGCGGCCTCAATCGCTGGACTATTGACCAAGTCAGCCAGACCGTTGCCTCTGGTATTTCGTCGTATCCCGCAGGGACTATAACGGCCACTGTTGGGTCTTCTGCGAGCTTGACTCTTGGGGAAACCATAACAGGTGGAACCAGCGCCGTAACTGCATCCATCATAACGAAGCCGAGCGCCACGACGATAACTCTGACAGTACCCTCGGGTACTTTTACGTCCGGGGAGACCATAACAGGTGGAACCAGCTCGGCTAGTACAACGATTAGTGCAAGTCCAAGCCTTGATGACGCTCAATCTACCATTGATATCTTGTCTGCCGTAGTTCGCCGTAGCGGCTCTGATGTTTCCATCAGCCGGATTAGCCGGGACGACTATCTAAGCATTCCTACAAAGTCGTCTACGGGAAGGCCTATACAGTTCTATGTAGACCGACAGATAACACCGGTCGTTAAGGTGTGGCTCACCCCTGAGAACAACACGGATATTATAATTTACGACCGCCTTGTCCGAATAGACGATGCGGATTCGTCAATAAATACCGTCGAGGTCCCCTTCAGGTTCTACCCCTGTCTGGCAGCGGGTCTGGCTTACTATATTTCAATGAAAAGAGCCCCTAATAGGATGCAGTTCCTAAAGGTTGTCTATGAGGAGGAGTTCCTCAGAGCCGCTGAGGAAGACCGGGATCGGGCAAGCTTCAGCGTTGTTCCTTCATATAGTTATCTGAGTGGAACAGCATAATGGCACGGTTTGCTTCAAATAAGCATGCCTTGGGAATTTCGGACCGTTCCGGTGCCGCATATCGTTTGAGAGACATGCGGAAAGAATGGACCGGAATGCTAGTCGGCAAGGACGAATGGGAGTCCAAGCAGCCTCAGTTGACGGTCTTAAAGACCCCCGCAGACCCGCAGGCCCTACGAAACCCGCGACCTGATAGGACGGAACCGGCGGTTACCGTGCTTCTCCCCTTTGACGCTTTTCGTTCGGGAAGTAGTGGATCTTCGACCATAACAGTTACGGAACCGGGGCACGGAAGAAGCACGGATGATACGGTTCGGTTTCGCGATGTAGACCCCTTCGACGGGTTTTCCTCGGCAGTTGTTGAAAGTTCTGTTGGGTATTCTATAACTAAAGTTGATGATAATAGTTATACGTTTAGCGCCAGCAGTGGAACCGCAACAACGGGTGATGTAGAAGGGGGCGGTGGGGTGGCATCTGCGGGCCCCGTAACCGTGAGCGCATAAAATGGCTTTTACTTTTACAACATTAAAAACCTCTATTCAGGACTATACGGATAATACGGAGACGACCTTCGTAAATCAGCTACCCCGATTTATCCTGAACGCGGAAGAGCGTATTCTGAAAGAGTGTCAGTTAGACGACTTCAGGAAGAATGTGTCGGGTACGGTCACGCAATCGGTGAAGTTCTTGACAAAACCGACAGATTTCCTGGCCCCCTTCTCCCTGAGTGTTGTGAACAGCTCCAATAACGAGTTCCTTTTATACAAGCATGTGACCTTCATCCAGGACTACACACCGGACCCAGCCACCACGGGTGTGCCCCAGTATTACGGAGACTGGGATGAAAATAGTTTTATTATGGCTCCTACGCCTGATGGCAACTATGCCGTCGAACTACACTATTTCTACCGCCCCCAGTCCATTACGGAATCCGATGATGGGACAAGTTGGCTTGGTACAAATGCGGAGCTATGCCTCTTATACGGCAGCTTGATGGAAGCCTATACCTTTATGAAAGGTGAAACGGACCTGCTGACGCTTTACAACAGCAGGTTCCAGGAATCCATCCAATGGCTGAAGAATTTAGGGGAAGGCAAGCAGACTCAGGATCAATACAGGTACGATGTTGTCAGAAAAGGTGTCCAGTGATAGATAAGGATTTGAACGGCGCAGAGGTCGCCATTGTAGGTCTTGGCGGGACACAGGGCACTTTCACTTCCTCTGCCGCCAATGGCAAGATCTACGACGAGGTTTGGGCTATCAACTCCATGATGGTCCCGATCAAGCATGACCGCGTTTTTATGATGGATCCAGCATCAAGGTTCTTGGATACTGAAAATGCGGGTGCCCAGACAGATGCAATGCGAAAAATCTTGGGAGAGCACCCCGGACCCATTTACACCTGCACCCTGGACAAAAGGGTTCCCGGCGCTGTTCTTTATCCTCTTGAAGAGGTGGTTAAGGATACGGGACTCTGCTATTTTAACAACACGGTTCCCTATGCCATAGCTTTTGCTATTTATCATAATGTTAAGAAGCTATATCTATACGGGATCGACTATTCCTATAAGTCGAACTTGGTTATGGCGGAAGCGGGAAGGGCTTGTGCCGAGTTTTGGCTTTCCACAGCTATTGCACGAGGTACGAAGGTAGAAGTTGCCCATGATTCCACGCTTCTTGATACAAACGTGCCGGATGAAGAAAAACTTTACGGGTATCATCGGCTAGATGATCCTCTGATTTTGTCTATCTCAGAGGGTTCTCTAACGGTAGCAAAGAGGTCAGAAGCTACTCCTCCAGAACCGACAGACGAGACTGTCCTGTATGGTAGACACGACAAGGTGGTTTTATTGAAAGAAGCCGTAAATGTTTGATGTAGGTGTTTCACTCTCTGTAGGTGACGTTGAGGTAGTAACAACGAATAACAGGGGTCTTTCGGTGGAAGAAGCCGCTCAAATGGCTGTAAACAAGATACTTTATGTGTCTAAAGACGCTCCGGAGCCTCTTCGTGAACAGGCAATAGCCTTTAAAGATACAGTGCATGGGGTTATAGTCCATTATATGAAATATGCTGTGGACCAAGATAGAGCAACCATTGCCGCCAAGTTAAGGGAAGCTGGTTTCCCTGAGCTAGCGAATAATTTAAGGAGCTTATAAGATGGCAATTACAACGGCGATGTGTACATCATTCAAGGGTGAGTTACTGTCTGCCACCCATGATTTTGATGCCTCTGGTGGGAACAGTTTTAAACTGTCTTTATATGCCATCGGGAGTGGTGGCAAAAGTTCCACTACGGCTACCTTGGGTGCGACTACTACAGCTTTCACTACTACGGGAGAAGTTGCGTCTAGTGGCAGTTACGTTACGGGGGGAACTGCATTAACTAATGTAAATCCCGCTACTTCAGGAACTACCGGATACACCGATTTTGCTGACCATAGCTATACAACCGCTACCATTACAGCCAGGGGTGCCTTGATTTATAACGACACGAACGGTGATAAAGCCGTTTGTGCCTTGGATTTTGGCGGGAACAAAACCAGCACTGCTGGTACTTTTACCATAGCGTTTCCTGCCGCCGCCGCTAGTACGGCGATTATCCGGATTGCGTAGAGGATAATGCTTTGGCAAACATCACAGGCTGGGGAAGGGGCACCTGGGACGAGGGTGCGTGGAACTCTCCTATTGCCGTCGATGTTACGGGTGTCGCGGGTACGGGAGCGATTGGCACTGTTACAATCACAGGCACAAGCACCCTCACCCTTACGGGTGTCGCAGGAACCGGGGCCGTTGGTACGGTCGTTCCGGCGGCGGGTGCTGGCGTATCGGTTACGGGCGTATCGGCCACGGGGAGCGTTGGCACTGTTACGAGCACCGGGACCGCAAGCGTCATTCCTACGGGTGTTGCAGGAACGGGAGCCCTTGGCACTGTTACTATCACGGGCAATGCGCCCAGTGTTTCGGTTACGGGTGTTGAAGGAACAGGAGATGTTGGCACCGTTACGATATCCGGGTCCGCAAGCGCTGTTCTCACGGGAGTATCGGCCACGGGCGCGACGGGAGAAACAAATGTCTGGGGTATTATTGATGCTTCACAAACACCTAGCTGGTCTGCGGTCGATGGCTCACAAACACCTAGCTGGTCTGAGGTTGATGCTTCACAAACCTCGGACTGGACAGATATAGCGGCATAGGAAAAGATCATGGCTTCTACATACACAACTGGCTTTGGCATTGAGAAGATCGGGACGGGCGAACAGGCCGGTACTTGGGGTACGACTACGAACCATAATGCCGACATCCTTGACAGGATTGCTTCGTACAAGGCGGTGGCCTTATCCGGGACAACGCATACCCTCACGGTTCGGGAAGCCTCTCCAGGGTCCGGAACCGAGAATCTTCAGGACGGTATGTACCGGGTGATTAAGTTCACGGGGGCTCTTGGTGCTAACAATACGGTTACAATAGCGCCGAACACGTCACCGGCTTGGTTCATTATCGAGAATGCCACCACGGATTCTGGTTCAAGCGGGCCATACTCGGTAATCCTGACACAGGGTTCAGGAGCAAACGTTACTGTCCAGAACGGCAAGAATGCAATTATCTACTGCGACGGTGCCGGTTCCGGGGCTGTAGTTTATGATGCTCTGGCGGACATTCAGGTGGGAACCCTTGAAGTTACCGGGGCTGCGGCCATTGACGGCGTTACAACCCATGGCGGGAATGTGGTCTCTGACACAGATTCAACAGACGACCTTGGAACAACCGGCGTTCGTTGGGCCAACCTCTTTGTCGATGCAATTACTGCGACTGACCAAATTACGGCAACAGGATTCACCGGCACCCTAGACGGCATTCTTGGTTCTGGCACGCCTGCCGCTGCTACTGTGACCCAACTTACGTCGGGCGGTAACATCGTTTCCGACACCGACAGCACAGACGATCTCGGCACTACAGGCGTTCGGTGGGCTAACTTATTTGTGGACGCAATTACGGCTACTGATCAAATTACGGCAACAGGATTCACCGGCACCCTGGATGGCATCCTTGGCTCTGGCACGGCAGCGGCAGCTTCAGTGACAACGCTTACTACAAGCGGTATCGCCTCTATTGATGATACCACCGAAAGTACGTCAACCACCACCGGCTCAATTCACACTGATGGCGGACTCGGAGTGGCGAAAGATGTGATTATTGGTGGCGATGTCGGCATCGGCGAGACCGCCCCGCTTGGTACTTTGCATGTCAAAACAGGCGATGCGGGTGCAACAAGTATAAGCGCAGGCGCGGATGAGTTGGTAATTGAAGGTTCTGCTGCTGTTGGTATGACCATAATTGGAGCCGCAGACAATCTTGTCTCTATCAATATGGGCGATGCAGCCGACGCCGACATTGCTGGCATTCGATATGACAATTCCGGAAACTCGATGCGATTTTACACGAATGCAGCGGAAGTGATGCGGCTAACGTCATCTGGCGATGTATCATTTCCGACAGACGGGGTCGTCTTAAATTTTGGTGCTGATTCCGAGACAAATATAACACATGTTCACAACACTGGACTGCGATTCGCTGACGGGACAAACAATAAATTGATGTTTGGTGCTGGAAGCGATTTGCAAATGTGGCACGAAGGCGACCACAGTCATATTTGGGATAACGGGACCGGGTATCTTTTCATCAAAACGAATGGGACGGCAATCGAATTCCAAACTACTACTGGTGAGTTAATGGCGACGTTCACCAAAGATGGGGCCATTGATCTCTATTATGATAATGTTAAGAAGTTTGAGACTACTTCGGCTGGTGCGACAGTAACCGGTGATCTTTCCATAACGGGTGCGCTTTCCAAAGGCAGCGGGTCGTTCTGCATTTCACATCCGCTCGACAGCAAAAGAGATACGCACGATCTGGTGCATGCGTTCATCGAAGGACCGCAAGCTGATCTGATTTACAGAGGGCGCGTCCCGTTGTCTGGTGGAGAAGCCACCGTGGATATTGATACGGCAGCAGGGATGACAAGCGGAACTTTCGAGGTACTTTGCCGCGACGTGCAGTGTTTTACGTCTAACGAAACCGGCTGGACTTCTGTGCGCGGCTCTGTATCGGGCGCGACTTTGACTATTGAAGCACAAGACAACTCCTGCACCGACACAATCAGTTGGATGGTCATTGGCGAACGTAAAGATGCGCACATGTTCGACACTGATTGGACCGACAACGAGGGGCGGGTAATCGTGGAACCTGAAAAAACACCTGACCCGATATTGGAGGGCGTTTAAAATGGCTACTACATTCACATGGTCGTATAGCCAAATCAAGAGAGCGATCTTAGAAGACGGTCTTGATGATGTAATACAGACTATACATTGGCGCATCACAGGTGTGGACGGTGATTTCTCTGACACGAGGTATGACAGCGTCAGGGTTGGTGCGGCAGACGCTGACGACTTTACTCCCTTCGCAGATGTGAGCAAAGCGCAAGTTAAGGCGTGGGTTTTGACGGCACTAGCAGAACAAGACACCACAGAGACCTCGCTAGAAGCTGGCATTCAAGCAAGTATTGACCTCCAGAAAACGCCCATCAGTAAGACCGGCCTCCCATCAAGTTGGAGTTAGAGTAATGGCTGAAACAGAGAAGAATGTTGTGAATATAAACGGCGAAGAATATAACCGCGAGGACATGAGTGCCCGCCAGAATTATTTCGTTGAACAGGTCCGTGATCTACAGGCGAAACGACAACAGGCCCAGTTCCAGGTTGACCAGTTAACGGCGGCTCTGGATTTCTTTACCAAGGCGTTAATGGAGAGTTTGTCCGATGACGGGGAAGAAGAATGTGCCGCCGCCCCTCGGAAGAAGTCAAAGCGGAAGGATAAAAACAGCATCCCTATGGAAGTGATTTCGTGCGACGGGGTGTTGTGAGGAACCGTTATGCCGCTGACGAAAGTCCAGTTTCGACCCGGAATTAACCGTGAAAGCACCTCTTTTGCGGACCAGCAGGGCTGGTTTGATTCTGATCTGATCCGCTTCCGAAAAGGCCGTCCCGAGAAAATAGGGGGCTGGTCCAGGGTCAGCGGCTCGTCCGTCCTTGGGACGGTGCGGTCGCTAAAGAACTGGGTCACCCTCGGAGCCTTGAAGCTTATGGGGGTGGGAACAACCTCGAAGTTCTATATAGAACAAGGCGGCACTTATAACGACATTACACCGGTTCGAAGCACCGCCACCTTGGGCGCGAACCCCTTCACCACGGGAAGTGCCGGTTCGGGGGAGATTACGGTGGTTGCGGCGGGCCACGGAGCCGCAGAGGGCGACTATGTTGTTTTTAGCGGTGCAGCAACCGTTGATGGCCTGACAACTGCTGATTTGAACAAGGAGCAGGTCATAACCAATATTGTGTCCGCCAGCAGTTATACGCTGGACACGGGCGGCAGTGCGAGTTCCGGAGCGACGGCAGGGGGCGGCTCCGCTGTGATCGCGAACTACCAGATCCACATTGGTTCCGAAGCCACCACGCTGGACCCTGGTTGGGGGGCCGGTTACTTTGGCGGCGAAACCCTCACATATTCCCAGACAACCCTGAACGGGGGGATAAACGATAGCGTCACTTCGATAGTCCTTACTTCAGGGGCCGATTTTGAAACCGCGTCGTCTACAACAAGCGCAGCCGTGGCGGTTGTAGACACTGTCATTAATGTCACGAGTTCCTCCGACTTCCCCGCAAAGGGCTCCGTCAAGATAAACAGCGAGAACATTATTTACGGGACGAATGTAAGCAACATCCTTGGTGATCTCACGAGAGCCGCAGAT